CCTATGCTAAGACTGCAACAAATGTAGTCTCAACTCCTGTTAGCCCTGCTGGTAGCGTCTATAGCAATGACACTCACTTCCAAGACTATGCAACCGTAGGTGCCTATAAGGTCTATGGACTTTGCGATGATGGAGTCTATGCTTATTGGCTTGCCTTGATTGATGACTCTGGTACTGACAAGACTGCTATGTACAAGAAGTTACTCAATGATGATGCAACAGTATCTCCTACAGAAATGTTCAAGACCACAGCCATCTTGGTCAACAACGCTGTTTTAGAGTTTACTAAAGAGCGTATCGTTGCTTGTATCAATAACAAAGTATTTGAAATCTCAACAACAGCAACTGCCCTACCTACCGCTGTCTATACCCATCCAGTAGATAACTTTGTATATGCCAGCGTTACTTCATCTGGCGCTGCTATCTATTGTTCTGGATACTCAGGTAGCCAGTCCAATATCCAGAAGTTTACCTTGGCTTCTAATGGAACTATGCCTACCTTGACCAGCGCTATCACAGCCGCTGAGATGCCTAGTGGTGAACTTATCCAAAAGATTTATTACTACCTCGGCTATATGATGATTGGCACTACAAAGGGTGTACGAGTAGCAGCAGTATCTGATGATGGATCTCTAGCCTATGGCCCGTTGCTATTTGAATCAGAGCAACCAGTCTATGACTTCGCTGCAAGAGACCGTTATGTCTGGGCTGCAACTAACGTAGATGGCTCTCCTGGAACTACTCGCATTGACCTAGGTACACAGATTGGTCAGTTGATTTTCCCTTACGCCTGGGATACCTACTACTATCCAGAAACCGTAGGTAGCAGAGTTACTGGTCGCTATACAACAGCCTGTGCTTTCGTCAATGGTACTAACCGACTTGCATTTACCACTAATCACAGCACAACAGATGGCTATGTCTACATTGAAACTGATGAAGACAATGACGGAAGGCTCGTATTTGAAGGCTATCTACAGACAGGCTTCGTCAGATACAACACACTAGAAGCAAAGATATTCAAGTTGCTACAGGCTAGAGTGGATACGACCAATGGTGGTCTTGCTATCAGGTCTATTGATGCTGTTGATACTGAGTATGCAATAGGTAGTTTCTCGCAGGGTCAAGATGTTCCTGAAGTTACTATCGCCTACCCAGCGCTACCGCAGGAGTATCTAGGATTTAAGTTTACTCTTAGTAGGTCATCTACTGATAACACCAAGGGACCGCTATTTACTGGCTATCAGTTAAAGTCCTTGCCATCAGTGCCTCGTCAGAGATTGATTCAGTATCCGCTGGCTTGCTTTGATAGAGAGTCCGATAAGTTCGGAGTAGAAGTAGGGTACGAAGGTAGAGCATTCTCAAGGCTAGAGCAGTTGGAATCCATTGAAAGCAATGGCGATACTTTGAGAGTAGATGACTTTAGAACCGGTGAATCTTACATCGGTATCATCGAAGAATTAGATTTCATCAACAGAACACCAACAGATAAGCGATTCTCCGGTTTCGGTGGGTTGCTTATTGCAACTATCAGATCAGTATAGGAGCCATCAATGACCCCTACCGAATGGGCAGGCGTAGCCGTAGCCGTAATAACCCTTGTAACAGCCTTTGCAGGCCTTGTAAGGTGGTTAGTAAAGCATTACCTCTATGAACTAAAGCCCAATGGTGGGTCATCCTTGAAGGATAAGATAAACAATTTAGAAGAGAAGGTTGAACTTCTTACAGAGTTAGTCAAGGAAGCCATTAGGAGATGAATGAAACCTCTAGTGAAAGTAGCAAGTCCTGCGGCTATTGCTGTGCTACGCCAGGCGACAGCGTTGTTTCCCAAGCGCAAGAAAGCGTCAGACGGATTGTTGCCTTCATCGGCACACGTCAAGCAGAACCCCAACTCAGATCACAACACCGGTCTTGCTGTGGACTTGACTCACGATCCTGCTGCGGGTGTTGACTGCGAGGAAATCTTTGAGAAGTTAAAGGAGGATGAGCGCGTTGAGTATCTCATCTTCAATAAAAAGATTTGGTCGAGGGCTAAGTCTAAGTCTGGCAATAGGCCTTACAGTGGTAGCAACCCTCATACTAAGCATTTACATATCAATATCTATCCTGATAAGAGTGGCGATACTAGCCCTTGGTTCTGGTGGATGAATCAACCTAAGATTGTGAATCAGGTAAAGGCAAAGTTACAGCCCAAACCTAAGAAGAAGGTGGCAAAAGGTGTCAATTTGGCACCAGTATGTACCTGCTGTCAGGTTCACAATACAAAGCGAAAGGCAACAAAATGGAGCAACTCAAGCAAGTATCTCTAACTTGGTTCCGTGCAGCAGCAGCCGCTGCCATTGCACTCTACCTTGCTGGTGAGACTGATGTGAAAGTACTAGGAACTGCAGCACTTGCAGGATTCCTTGGCCCAGTCCTTAAATGGATTGACCCATCAGCACCAGAGTTCGGCAGAAAGAAGTAGTTTAGAGCAGGCTGCGAGCAAGAAAACCCCCGTCAGAAATGACGGGGGTTCTTTTTTTGTCCCTAAATTTAATGCTAAATTTGGTCAGGCTTATCAACAGGGCAAGGTGCCTTTAATAGATTACCGCAGGAAGCGCACTGAACATCAAGTGCATACCAGCAGATCTCGTAATCCTCGAATTGGACATAGGTACTAAACACTGTACAACCACAACTGCAGGTGTGGGTTGGACCAATGGAACGTAAGTCGGCTGCTTGAATTGGTGGAAGAGGAGTAGGATTAAACAGCAGGCGGAGTAGACGGAGCATCACAGCCTGTCGGCTGTGTCGACGGTCATCGGCGCCACTGGGCGCCGGACTTGTCTAGGTTTGAATTCCGCCTTCGGCTACATATTTTAGAAACTTCTGGCGTGTCTACCAAGACGACACGCCGTATGGTCTATTAAAGTTTCTCCTTGTGACAACTCTAATAGGAATCCAACTGGATGACCGCTGCATACTTGCAGCAGATAGTCAGATTACTGAAGATAATCTTAGGACTATTAGCATTTCCACTCCCAAGATTGTACCGGTTGGTAGATACCTACTTGGTATCACAGGTGATGCTAGACCTGGTGACATCCTTGCATACAACTGGACTCCACCATCATACAAAGGTGCAGATCCGGTGCAATGGATGGGTAAGAAAGTTATGCCGTCCATACTCGCGGCATTCAAAGAGAACGGATATGACCCTTATGAAGCGACCAAAGAAAAAGACGCAGGGTTCGACTACCTTGTTGCGTTTAATGGCAACCTATTCCACATTGCGATTGACCTCTCGTTCATCCAAAGCACCTTGGGTATCTACGGTCTAGGGTCGGGTGGTGCTTTCGGTCTTGGGTATCTCAGCGGTCTGTCTCCTACTACTGTTCGCAGACACCCTGAACGACACGCCAGTCGCGCCGTAGAGATTGCTTCGGTGCTTGATGTCAATACCGCTTTGCCTCTACAGTTAGTCACTCAACTGAGGGAGTACTGATGCAAAAGGATATAAAGAACTGGACGGTCTTTATCAACCGTCATCGGTTTGATAATTGGTCTATCGGTATTGATTACTACTATGAGGTTCTTTTCCAGCCAGTCCAGGCTGTTGCCAAAGTTTGTCAGATAAACCTGCTATTCTTTAACATAACAATAACAAGGTGGGGTAATAAGGGATGGATATAAAAGAATTGCTGGTCTCAGCGCTTCATAAAAAAGAAAGCGCAAGGCCAAGATCTACACAGGTCCAGGTAGGACCATCAGAATTAGGCGGTTGCCGTCGTAAGGTTTGGTATAAGTTGAACGACCAGCCAGCAACCAATGAGAATGAGTTGAAGTTGGCTGCCATTATGGGTACAGCCATACACGGCGCCATTGAGAATGCGCTAAAGAATAACAAGGGAGTTGTGCTAGAGGCCGAAGTAGAACACAACGGTATGAAGGCACACGTCGACTGCTACCTACCGGACACGGGTGATGTAGTCGATTGGAAAACAGTGAAGGCTAAGAACCTTTCCTATTTTCCTACACAACAACAAAGGTGGCAGGTGCAAACCTATGGCTACCTTATCGAGCAAAGTGGATTGGGGAAGGTCCACAATGTTCATTTAGTTGCGATACCAAGAGATGGTGACGAGAGAGATATAAAGGTCCACTCAGAGAAGTACGATTCTTCTATCGCTTTAGAAGCCCTCTCTTGGTTAGCAGCAGTAAAAGAATCAGCCGATGCTCCACCTCCTGAGAAAGACGAAAGTTACTGCAAGTTCTATTGCAAGTACTACGACGAGTCCGGTGAGATGGGATGCGTTGGTCTAAAAAAAGGCAGTACAAAAACTGAATATCCAGTGATAGAAGATTCTGAAGCAGACAAGAATGCTTTGGAGTATTTGCAACTGGATGCCAAGATCAAGGAACTAACTGACCGTAAGGATTCATTAAAAGAATCTCTTGCTGGATTACTCGGTGTTACTAAGAGTGGCATCCAAGTGCAATGGTCTACCGTGAAGGGTTCCTTTGCCGTAGATAAAGATGAAGTACAAGAGAAACTGGGATACCTACCAGGCAAAGAAGGTAAAGAGTCAGTCAGGCTCTCGGTAAAACATATAGGAGGAAAATAATGTCAGCATCTGAATCAACTAAGTTTCAGGTGAATTTCAAGACGCCAGATGGCACCTTGATAAATCTGTACGCACAAAACAAGGAGGAACTAGAAGCGTTGCTAACTGCAGCGCAGGACTTTTCTCCACTCATTGCAAGTGTTGGGCAATCTCTCGGAAGCGCTGTATCTCCTGCGCCCGTTCGTACTGGTTTCCCACCAAGACAAGCGCCAATAAATAATTTAGATGACAGGGTTAATCCACCATCAGGTGGTGCGCCTAGTTGCGATCACGGACCTATGACTTTCATCAAAGGAGTTAACGCACGAGGCCCTTGGTCTGGGTATAAATGCTCAGGACCGGAAGGAACAAAGCCTAAGTGCAAGACAATCTTCAACAGAAGTTGATTAGATGCGAGAGCCGCGTCAGTACGAGGCTCCGCTATGTGCTCAAATCGGAGGAGACATCTGGTTTCCCGACCAGGGTGGCGATACAAGAAGTACACCTATCGCACTACGAATTTGTCACCAATGTATCCACCGAATTGAATGCGCCGAATGGGGTATACATAACGAAACGCAAGGTATCTGGGGTGGTCTAACCGCAAAACAGCGGGGAACCATCCGCAGAAAAAGAAATATAAAAGTGAGGAACATTGCTTAAACTTAAAAGGGCTTGGTCAGGAGTACATACAAGGGCAACCCCATTGCCTGAAGTATGGAAATCCTTTGCAAGTTACCACATCAAGTTCAGACGAGGACAAGTCTGTATGGTTGCAGCAGCACCCAATGCGGGTAAGTCTATGTTTGCACTGGTGTATGCAATAAGAGCAAATGTTCCTACGCTTTTCTTTTCAGCAGATACTGATACCACTACTGTAACTATAAGGGCGTTGGCTCATTTATCAGATCATTCACAGATGACTGTTGAATCTAATCTAGATAAAGACCCCAACTACTACGACCAATATCTATCAAGAACTTCTCACATCTCTTGGGTCTTTGATTCTAGTCCGTCACTAGATGACATTGAGATGGAGATAAAGGCATACATAGAACTGTATGGACTTGCTCCTGAGTTGATAGTTGTAGATAACCTGATGAATGTCGCAGCCGAACACGATAACGAATGGGCTGGACTTAGAGAAATTATGATGAATCTGCACGATATGGCTCGCAAAACTGAGGCGTGCGTATTAGTCCTCCATCACGTATCAGAACAAAGCGAGTACGGTTCCCCGACCCAACCTCCACCACGTCGTGCAATTCACGGCAAGGTAAGTCAATTACCTGCTGTCATCCTAACCTTGGGATACGACCCCCTCCAAGGTATGTTGAGAGTGGCGCCAGTAAAAAACCGTTTCGGTCCTCACTCCGCAAACGGCGATGACCACGCCACTCTCTTCACAAACTTCAGCAACTGTCAGATAGGGGATGCTGATGCACAAGGCAGGGCTTACCGAAACTCCAACCCACAGGTAGTGAGATATGAGTACTTACAACAAAGTCAAGGGATCTAAGTTTGAGACGGATGTTATGAAATACATCCGCTCACTGGGTCACTTCGCAGAGAGACTAGCCAAGGCTGGTGCCTCAGACGAAGGTGACATCGTAACCATAATCGCAGGTCAGACCTATATTTTGGAGTGTAAGAACAGAAAGAAAATGGATTTGCCTACCTTCTGGGCTGAGGCTGAGAAGGAAGCAAAGAACTATGCCAAGGCTAGAGGGCAAGTGGTTGCACCTCCGGCCTTTGTCATAGTCAAAAGAAGAAGCGCAGGCATTGAACAGGCTTGGGTAGTACAACCACTAGAGAAATGGATAGAGCAAATGCCAGTACCACAGGGACAGATAACTAGCACCGAGAGTTGGACTTCTCAACCAGCAGAAGAAGCAAAGGTTGAAGAGGTAGCAGAAGAGAAGCCAAAGCGAAAGAAGAAAGCAGAATGATTTGCCACGACTGTCAACTTGCTGGCAACTATAACGCTGACGGTAAGTACACTTTCGCTGAGAAGTTTCATCAGAACTGTGAAGGAGATTGCGGATGTCTACACAAGACTGGACCAGGCTGGTACGTAAAGGCGGGAGAAAAGGCCAAGCCGATGCAGAGTCAATCTCCATAGAAGCAATCGTTTCGTTCTATGGTGGGGAA